TCCACATTGATCGGATTCATCGAGAAACTGTACGTGTAGATGTTTCGGATAGGTCTCGCCAAACGATTGCGATATGGGATGAGATATTTGTAATAATTGTGATTTGTTTTTGTCACATTGGGAAGTCTATTTCCGTTAATGTAAAAACTTGCTGAATCCATGATGGGATTGAAAAATGTAAGTTGATCATCAAAATTTACATTGGATGAAAAGTTGAAACGATTTTGGTAAAGTCTTTCTTCATTTACATCGGATGAACCAACTGCATCACTTTCAACTTCAAATTCTGTATTTCTCAAGAACCAGTGAATACATTTGACCGGAATATCTGGAACAAGATTATTCACGATTGTGTCCACCCCCGGATCACTCACGGCTGCAGAGTGTTTTCGCACGACATCTGTCACGAGTGTTTGTTTTTCAGTTGCCAGATAATTTCTCTCTTCGGGACTCACTGTAATTTCTTCTGTTATGATATTGAAAGATTGCAAACTCAAAGTGTTTGTTGTATTTGTGAAAAAAGTTTGTTGATGAAACTCAAATTCAAACTCAATTTTTTGGCGGTATATAGAACAAACTGGGAAGTATGGTCGGTTTGGTTGATTTGACGAGTATTCATCACTAGCATACTTTCTCGAAAAAAAGAAGTGAAGTGGAATGACTAGGTCAGCACTCGATCGTGCATACACTTCATTTCGACTCGATTCGTCAAAACCTATGTTTCGATTAACAAGAAATCTATTCGCTACCTTTTCGGAAATTTCGAGGTATAATTCATCGTAAATAACACCCCAATCATCGTGGATTTTCTCAACCTCAATGTCATCAACAAACATCGTGACACTCTTTAGAATGTGACGCCCCACTTGATCCGCATAATTCCCATTAGTTATACCAGGTAATGTTATACTCAAGTACATATTACTTAGAAGATCTCCCATGTTTGTAGGATTAAACTGTACCTTCACAGTCTGAGCAAATGGCCAACCCGCGATGTTTCCATTATTGACAATATTACGAGCTCTGTGATACTTTCTAAATTCAGAATGTCTCTGGGACTTATAATTAAAGAATGATTCTTCAGGGTCTTTGGAAAGTAGGTGTGTATCCTGCTTTCCAATAGCTTTTAGGGAAATTTTAGCAGCTTCACCCATATCTACTTACTGCTCACATATTTTTAATATCCGTTTTCCACATTGTAATGTGACTTGTTTTCAACATGCGTTCCAATTCAACATTTGCCTGTCTCGCTTCATCCATGAGTGCCTTGACGCGCTCTTCTGTGTATTCGACCGTCTTGATGTTGAGAAGGTAATCCCAATTTCCATCAATCTTTGGAAACACTGCGGACATTTCCTTCTCGAGATCTTGTTTCTTTCGCTTGAACACCACCAACTTTCCCTCGATTACCATAGATACAAACTTCGATTTATGATCACACATCTCAGCTCTCTTCTGAAATACATCGATGAGGTGTGCCTTCCGCTTCTTGTAATGTTCAAGACGAAGTTCCACAAAATCTTTCAAGATTTCCTCGGGACTCTCATACTTGTAAATACCCTTGGTGGGATGGAAGAGATGCATGTTGGAGACACGGAAGGTTTTTCTCAACTTGAGATCCTTGAGAAGGTCCTTACCTGCGTAGTCCATGATTTCAAAATGAACATCTTCGGTTGTTGAGTTGTTGGTGTAGCTCCCAATCAACTTCTTCTCGACGAGACCATCTAGATATTCCTTATAGTCCTGTGTCCATCGACCTGGGGGAAGTTCGGTCACGACGATATTTCTTCCAGACCACTTCCACACACCCTCCATCATCCAGGTATCATCCTCCTTATGAACAACACCCTTGAAACCCCTGAACCAGGGTCGCATAGGAACAATTTCTTCACCAGCCAACATTCGCTTGATGTTCTCTTTGATGTCATCTGGATTGAATGGGGGTACATAACAACTGAAACCAGTGCCGATACCCTCCGTTCCATTCACGAGCACCATTGGGAGAGTAGGCATGTAGAAATCGGGCTCAATCGGACGTCCATCATCATCAAGATAATTGAGAATCGCATCATCCTTGGGATCAAAGATCTTTCGCGCATCCTTGGTGAGCTTCGTGAAGATGTACCTCGTCTGGGACGCATCCTTACCACCCATGAGCCTCGTACCGAATTGACCACATGGCTCGAGAAGATTGATGTTGTTGGAGCCCATATAATCATTTGCCAACTTTACGATCGTATCCGCGAGTGAAACTTCACCGTGATGGTACGCACTCTTTTCAGCCACAAACGCCGCCAACTGTGCAACCTTCATCTCATCCTTGAGATTCTTCTTGAAGCAAGAATACATGACCTTACGCTGTGATGGTTTGAGACCATCCGCCATGTGTGCGATAGACCGCTTGAGATCTGCAAGACTGAAATTCACTAAATCCTTATGCACGAAATCGGAGATGTCCAATTGCTTCACACTTCCATACGGAACTTCAAGTTGGTCACTATCCTTCGCTGTATTCTCTAAAAGCCACGTCTTTCTGGCGTCAGCCTTCTTTTTATCAAATGCGAGAACGATCGAATCATCAGTCATCGTATCCATATCAAACTTTACAGTCAGGTCTTGGATCTTCTTGAAGTACTCACGAGCCTCGACGCTCGTAGAAGTACCCAAACCCTTGTAGTACTTGATTTTCCACCCCTGTTTCCCAGAGCCGTACCAAGTGCGGAACGCTGAATCTGTGTAGAACGACTTGGTATCGGAACCCTTGGTCGCCTTGATGATTGGGGTCACCATAGAAACCACAAAGTTCAACTTGAGAAGACTGGGCCAGAAATAATGAATCATATTGAGGATAAGACCCTTGATGTGAGATCCATCATTATCAGCGTCGGTCATGATCATGAGACGTCCATAGCGTAGCTCGGAAACACTCGTATATTCCTTCCCTTGTTGGAGACCCAAGATCTTCTTGAGATCGTTGAACTCCTGGTTCGATGTGAGTTGTGCAACAGAGACATCCCTCACATTCTTACACTTACCGCGAAGTGGGAATACACCATAGTGATCACGACCAACTACAGAGAGACCCGCGACAGCCAGAGTCTTCGCCGAATCACCCTCGGTCACAATGAGGGTGCATTTCCCAGACTGTGCAGTTCCTGCTTTGTTGGCGTCATCCAACTTGGGAATACCCGTAATCTTGGATTTACGAGCACCGTCAGACTTTGCAAGTTCCTTCATCTCCTTAAACTTTGAGAGTGCCAGAAGTTCATCAGCGATCCCTGTTTTGAGAACATTCTTGATAAAGTTCTTGGGTGGTTCAAACTTACTCCCAAAACTTTGAGACTTGGAGGTACATTCAGACTTTACCTGACTGGAAAAGGTTGGGTTCTCGAGGGTCGCTTTGACAAAGATATTAAACGTATTCTTAACCTGTTGAGGTTTCAACTTGATCTTCTTTGCCATTTCATCGATGATGCCATTGGCGATGAGGTTCGCAGCGTGATCGACATGGGTTCCACCCTTATTGGTACAAAGACCATTCACGAAAGACACCTGTTCCATACCATTCTCCGATGGCCCGATGCACACAGACCACCGATCACCATTGACACACGTCACCTCCTCGACACCTTCATGCATTTTAGCATAGGCTTCAAAAGTCTGTTTGGTAAGAACTTCTCCATTGAACTTTACTTTGCAGTTTTGGGTGGTACAAATATTCGCATCCCAAACTCGCTTTTGAAAGATACTGTAGATGGTATCATCCATCTTTGACATCCCAAATCTCTTCCACTCAGGACTGAAAGTGATGGCAACCGACGACGTAGAACCGGAATGTTTTTTGATTTTTGGTGGGTCACATACAGTCATATTCTTCGACCACTTTTGAGTATAAGTCTGCTTCGTCTCATGATCCTTGATGACCACAGAGAACTCCGTAGAATAGATGTTCGCCAACTTGGCACCATAGCCGTTACGACCACCGACAATTCTCTTTTGAGTATCATCATAGTTAGTACTCGTAAGGAGGTGACCAAAAACGAGTTCGGGATTCCAGAGACCTTCCTTTTCGTGCATGCGGACACCGATTCCACCGAGGGGTCCATTGTTCTCAACGGTCACTGCACCTGACTCTTTGTCGATGGCGACTGAGATGGAACTAACCTGTTTGGGATGGAGAGAGTTACGATCAATGGCATTGACCAAGATCTCATCAAAGATTTTCAAGAGGGCTGGGGAGTACTTGAGGTTCTTCTTTGAGAACTTTTCACCATCAAGGATCCAATAGGGTTCTGTACCCAACTCAACCGGACCGACATAGGAGTCGGGTCTTTTGAGAACGTGTTCGATATGGGTGAGTTTTTGGACACTTTCCATACTTCTTAGTTTTATTAAGACTCTTGGCTCTAACTTAGGTTAATTTAAAAACAAATATACATTCAAGATATATGCTCACCCTTGCCTCTGTCAAGCCTGTAGTCAAACTCGAGAAGCGTATCAACAAGGCTGTCGTCAAATCAGCTGTGAACGTCATCGACAGAGTATACAAGGACCGCGACTACGCCCGGTTCTATGTTCTCGAGACGGTCGCCCGTGTCCCATACTTTTCGTTTGTGTCTGTTCTCCACTTGTACGAAACCCTCGGTGTGTGGCGGAAAGCCGACTTCTTAGAGACGCACTTCGCACAGACAATGAATGAGTATCACCACCTTCTCATCATGGAGGACCTGGGTGGTGATGAGCGCTTTGTGGATCGATTCTTCGCACAGCACACAGCCTTTGCATATTATTGGGTGACGTGTTTCCTCTACATACTGTCACCGAGAATGGCATACAACCTCTCTGAACAGGTCGAGGAACACGCGTATCATACCTATGATGAATTCCTCAAACAGAATGGAGCAAGTCTCTCACTCGAGCGTCCACCAGCTGTGGCCACCAACTACTATGATGGTGTCAATAACCTATATGATGTCTTCGAAAATGTG